CTGGTAGTGTTCGTGATTGCCATTATCTTGGATTTATATTTCTCATGGTTATTCTATTTGGTTCGTCTGTTTCCCTGTGAGTGAAGTATTCCTCCATTTTTAACTGCTCTCTCTGCATTTCTGCTCCCAATGACGATAGATTTTTTAGGCCCAAAGACAACGCACCGTCATAAGCACAAGCTACCACGAAACCTCTGTGAAGAAGAGGGGGAACGCCAGGAGCTTTGGTTGTATCAGCAGCTACGAAATACGAAGGTGTCCTTTGGAAGTAGAATTTAAGTCCTGCTGTTACCGAAACTGCTGGAGTTGGATATAGTCTGATGATGTTGTCGGCAATTTTATCGTAGTAGATAGGTTTATCGTCTGTCTTGTTCCATTCGTCAAGTGCTATGCCGTCTAGCTGTGCTTTGTCGATTGGTCTAAGCTGTCGGTAAAGTCCTGAGTCGTCTAAGATGTCTATTCTAGTTAGGTTTAATATGGTATTACTCTGTTGGTCTGTAAGGAAGGAGTAGTCTGCTTGGCTTGCTACTAGGTTTGTTGTGCCGATAGGTAACGCAGTATGATTGGTGTCGTCAAACTGGAATCTCCTATCTGCACCAATAGCATAGCCAGTAACTACATCTAAATAGTTGTTAGCTGAGTTGACTACTTTCTGTGTTGCCCACTGATTAGCGTCTACTCGCATCAAATCACGAGTTTGTTCTAGGATTCCATTGAGGGTGCTTGTGTTTGAAAATACCATGTTATTTCTTTTTAAAGTTCGTCTTAAAGTCGCTCATGTGGCTAAAGATTGTCGCCATTATCTCATTATCTTCTAGATAGAGAGAGTCATAGTCCTCATACATATCTGTTAGAAATGGCTTCATCAGCTTCCTACCAAGAGGAACTATCTTGTCATTGAACTTCTGTGCCTTGAGAGCTATTTTATTCCTCTCGGTTTCCTTAGTCTCCTTAGCCACCTTGAGTTCGTCATATCTAGTGTGAAGTTCTTTGGGTACTTGAGCGTTCATTCTGTCAAAGATTTCTTGTTTTAACACTTTCATTTCAGCGATAGCCTCATCTACTTTGGCTACGAGTACCTTTTCCTTGTCCAAGATGTCGGTAATATCCACTTTCTTCTCTTCTTCTTGGAGTTTAACGTCAATTTCTGCCATCTCCGTCTCTACCGCCTCTATCTCTTCTGATTTAGCTCTACCAATACCAACTAACTTGCTCTTTTCAATCATGAGTTTCTTTAGCTTGTCTGATTCAATTTGTACAGTTTTTGGATACATTTTTTTATTTGTTGATTATAGCACCATTAAACATTGTTTGGTAAGCGGATACCCATTTGTGAGCATTATTTTCGATAGAGTATGTACTTTCCACATATTCTTTAGCCTTTTTACCCATCTCTCGTCTTAATTCCTTATTTGTGATGAGTTTCTCAATTTGTTCTATCCATGAGGCTGTGTCGGTAGCTAGTAAGAGGTGTTTAGCGTCTTCTGGGTTTACTTCATAAGGCGAATCTCCTGTTGAAAACGATTGTCCTACCACGGGGATTTCTAACATAGAGCATTCCAAGAACTTGAGATTAGACTTACAGCGATTGAATAGGGAATCATGTCTAGGGATGATAACCATATCCAGTTTTAACTCATTGAGATACTCGTAGTATTCATCCGTAGTGGTGTAAGAGTGCCATTCAATGTTTACCTTATTCCAAAAGGCGTATTCCTCTACATATAGTTGCTTGTAGATTTCATTATTACCCTCTGGTGGGAGTGAGAGAAGGACAAGCCTAACTCTAGGGTCGTTCTGATAGTGTTCTATGATGGGCTTTAGTCCTTCAATGTCATCCGTTACGCCTACTGAACCTGTGATGCCTATTCTTACAATGTCTGTTTCATTCCTTACTGGTTCTGGGTAGTAGAAAGGGTCTACTGTGTTGGGTAAGACGACAACGTTCGGATTCAAGACTTCGTACTCCTTCTTTAGAAACTCTGTTGAGCAAGTTACTAGGTCAGCTTCCGTGATGAAGGTGTCGAGGTTTTTGTTCATCTTGCCTAGACCCCGCTTAACTCTCTCCTCGTTTAGATAGTCGGTGAACTTCAACCCGCCTGCATCCTTGTAAGTGTCATCGTTATCAAAGACAATCTTCTTTCCTTGTGCTTTCAATGACCTAGCAACTGAGACTAATTCATCTGACTCTGGTCGGTGAAAGACTACTACATCAGCGTCTAGTAATGCTTTAGCCTTCTGTTCTCCTGTTGCTCGGTTTATGGCTAGAGTTGTTCTATCTCCATCCCATCCATTCTCCTGTAAAGGAAAAAGGCATCTTACGTTGTAGCAACCTTCCAAGTCGGTGTGTACGAAATATACTTTCATAGGTTTTTAAGAGCTTCCTCTATCTTTCGGTTAACAATCTCCTCTATCTTCTTGCTTATCATTGAGTCTATCTTTGATTCTGCGGGGGCTACTGGAGCCACTACGGGAGCCACTGGAGCTACCTCTACTGGTGGCACATACTCTGTCTCCACAGGAGTGATTACCTGCTTACTTCTAGCGTCAATAACATTCCCTGCTGTGTCTATTCTCACGCTTGTCTTTTGAATGTTTGGTGAAATTACTGTTGTCATTTTAATTGTTTCCTGATTTGCTCGCATTTCTCAATCAGGAGTGAATACGAGCAAACAATTATCTGCTAATTGATTACGCTTGTGTCAAAACAGTTACACCTGAGTTGTCTCTGTTCTCGACTACACCGTAGAGCAAGTCTGCAGTTGTGAGAGTAGAGAGGTAATCAGGGATGTAGTTCGATTGAACACGAACTCCATGCTTACCTGTCATTGAGCCACCTAGAGAACCGCCTTGGCCTAGTGGAGATGTTGCGAAGTGCAATGCATCTCGGTGAGCTAGGGCGTTGTATCTACCAGCTGTTCCTGAAATGTTTTGAACGTTGTTAGAAACGAATACTGGAATGCCATACAAAGTTGCTCGAGGCTTCTTAGCTGTTGGGTCGTTAACTGGTGAGTTAATTGCCAAGCTAAACTTGTCGAGGTTTTGTACTTGCTTCCAGAATACTGCTGGAGATAGGAAGAACGCAACATCCGAAGATGTGTCGATTCCTACTGCTTCGAGAGCTGAGATAGCTGCACGGATTTCACTGTCTGCTAGGCTGGTAGTAGACGCACCTGATTTTGCTGAAAACCCCTTAAAGAGGTCTGCAAGTGCGACTTCTAACTTCTTAGCCATAGTGTATCCAGCACTCTGAGCATACCTCTCTTGAAGGTAATAAGAGTGCTTGACTTGTGCGGCTTCCTTGTCTTCGATAGCGAAGGAAACTTCAAACCACTGGTCTACTGTAAGAGTAACCTTAGTGTCCGTAGGAGCATTAAGAGTTACAGCAGTAGCGTTGGATTTGCTGTTCGCAGCGAATTCTGTCAAATTAGGAGTATAAAGGGCTGAGCCTCCACCTGCTAATTCTGAAGAACGGTCTACGAAGAATTCTGCAATCATGAGCTTCAATTTGAAGAACTCATTGATTTTCTCACCCCACAGTAACGGAATTGACTCCGCTAGGGTGGTTGAGGTCATTGTCGTTGTTGGAAACGCCATATTGTTAAGTTGTTAAGATTAACCCATTATTTTCTTAAAAACTTTCTGATGTTCTTCACGAGTCATGTCGGGTTTGATTTCAGATTCGTCTTTCGATTCACCTGAACCCTTAGAAGCACCGAGTTTGGCATCTTCCTTTCTTTTCTTATCTTTCAAATCGCTTTGGAAGGTTAGAAAGAGAGGTTCTTTAATCGCTTCTGGAAGGGCTATGCCTTTACCTTTAGCGATAATTTTAGCCTGCTCGATTTCCTCATCCGATAGACCACGGGCAATCAGTTTAAGTTCGTCTGAAAGTTGTGGGTCGTTGTTAAGTGAAGATTTAGCCTTGAGTTCTTTTAGTTCTGCTTCGGCCTTCTTAGCCCTAGCTAGAATTTGAGACTTTGCTTGACGCTCTTTCTCTAATTCATCTGATAGGTCTACAGTCTCTTCGATACTGTCTTCGGAGATATTGGTATCTTCCTCAACCTCTGTGTTTGTGACCACAGCGTCTTCGTTGGTGTTATCCATTGATGTTTAGTAGATTATGCTTACTACAAAGCGGTTAGTGCAGGACTATGCTTACCTGCGAGCCTGTGCGTTGTTGAGACGCACCCCTCAAATCCTCCTACTTGTGTTTCTTCTTTGCTTTAGCCTTTTGCGTCTTGGTAGGCTTCTTGCCTCCGTATGTTCCTTTGTGTGCCATGTTATCTTGATTCGTTAATAATCTCTTTCGCTTCTGACTTCTTTAGGAAGATTACCTCTAGGTGATTAAATGCTTCCTCGATTACATCCTTTGCTTCGGCTATTGCCTTGGTGTCCTCTTGAGCAAAGACCTTGACTAGAGCCTTATCAGTTAAGAACTTTAATAGGTAAAGTCTTACCTCCTCTCTCATTCCTTCATTTAGGTAAAAATCTTTAAGCATATTATTGTGGGTTTGCCGCTAGACTCATAGGATTAGCCTGATTTGGTGACTGTGGTTGACCTGTTGGTTGCATTGCCATTTGAGCCTGTGCTTCCTTGGCCTTCTCATTGATGGCTGAGGTGATTTGGACAGGGCTGATGCCAGCACCTGATAGCTCGATTATCTTTGTAAGGAGTTGTGATGCTACAGGGTCATTAGCTAGGTTAGGGTTAGAAGCGTAGGTAATCAAGATGTTGTTTAGGCTTTCTAGTGTCGCCGCCTTGTTTCTCTGCTCACCTGTGATGTTTACCGTTACCTTGGCCCTTAGATTCTTATAGAAACCTTTAGGAATGTTAATAAATCTCTGGCTCTTGGTTTGTTTGATAAACTCATCGTGATTGTCTATAAATCCTTGGTATTCCTCTGCTGTAATATCTTTGCCTGAAAGAATGATGTCTTTTGCTTTCATGTTCGCCTCTCGTATAGAGAACTTAGCGTCTATCTCTTTTAGCTCCTCTGGTGAGAAGTCATAGGATAGCAAGTGTTCTGCACTGAGCTTCTTTGCTTGATGAGGCATTACCCAGTCTTCCATAATTTCAGTGAGGAA